GGACCAACAACATCACCAATACCACCACCACCAGCAGTAACCCAAGCAACATCGGTCTCTCCTGCATTAACGGCTAGAACCTTCGTAGCATTCGTAGCATACGAAGGTAGAATATTAGCTCTTGCTGTAGCTGCTGTCGTAGCTCCTGTACCACCGTTAGCAACTGCTACTGTACCAGTGACGTTAGCTGCATTGCCTGTGATGTTACCGGACACAATAGAACCACTAATGGAAGTGATCCATGTTGGGTTGCTGTAGCTACCTGAAGTGCTTACACCATCAGTAATACCATAACCACTCAGTGTGGTTGGTGTAGATGTAATCTTTGACCAAGCTAGTGCTGTCAGCCATGAAGGATTACTATAAGTACCCGATGTGCTGACACCATCAGTGATGCCGTAGCCACTTAGTGTTGTCGGTGTACCAGTTATTTTAGCCCAACCTAAGGATGTTAACCACGTAGGATTGGAATAAGAGCCTGTAGTTACTACACCATTGGTTGCTGTAGCTGCATTACCTGTGATGCTGATACCCCAAGTACCTGAAGCATCGCTACCAGTACGACTAGGAACATCAAGGTTAGTTCTTGCATCAGCAGCAGTACTAGCACCTGTACCACCATCAGCAACTGCTAGATCAGTGATACCGCTAACAATACCACCAGTGATGTTAACTGTGTTAGCATTCTGTACAGCCATCGTACCAAGACCTAAGTTAGTCCTGGCAGTGGTTGTATTAGATAAGTCTGAAAGATTGTTTGCTCTAAAAGCATAAGTAGTGTCAGAGCCTGTAGCTGTGACACCTAAGTTTGTTCTTGCTTGTGCTGCAGTACTTGCACCAGTACCACCATCAGCAACTGCTAAATCTGTGATACCTGCTATCGATCCGCCAGTAATAGCTACAGCATTAGCTTCCTGATTACCAAGAGAACCAACAACTTTTTGCACAGTAAAACCATCACCGACATAAATCTTCTTGTCAGTGACGTTAACAGCTAGCTCTCTCTGAGCTAACGACGAAGGTACTGAGGATGCTGTGGATGATCCCTTGATTTTGATAATAGGCATTGCTAACCCTCTTTAGAGTTCTTTGTGACCTTTTTATCTACTGGTTTTTCTTCTGCCTTCGATTCTTTTACTTCTTCATACTCTGGGTGTCTACGCATTTGTTTGATATCGTACTCAGTCTCAAACGTATGGAATACACCTGATAATTTACAACGAAAAGTAATCATTCGTATCTCTTTAGTACTAGGGGAGACATCTTAGCCTCCCCTATAGCCTATTTAGGCAGGAACAGCGATGGGGAACATCGATGTTGGTACGGAAGCAAGGTCACCCTTACGGAGCAATGAAACACCGTAGAGCATGTCGCTGGTAAACAGCGTAGCAAGATATTCCTGCTTGTACTGAGTCTGTGAACGAACACCCATTTGCTCTGCAAGGACTGCTGCATCTTTGTGGAACATGAGAGCAATACGTGCAGCACCAGTAGCGGTATCACACTGAGGTGTAACAAACACTTTAACACCGTAGACATCACCGATCTGACCGTTACGGATGGTGTTGCCACCAGCGGTCTCTCCAACGAAAGCCTGCTCGGTGAAGCGATCAATACCCATCAACGTGTTACGGCTGGAAGGAGGAACAACAAGGTAACGATCAGTCATCGGTACATCGTTGTCATCCAAACGCTGGATGATACGGCGGATACCAGCATCGGTCAATGCAGAAGCATTGGGGGAACCGCTGGTGTAAGCAGTGCTACCATCACCACCGATGTATGCGTTAGCATAAGCTGCAGTACCAGCACCGTTGTTAGCCGAACGACCAAGCTGGATGAGGTCAGTGTCTACTTGACGGGCAAGAGCATAACCAGCATCTTCGGTGTAGAAACGACGAAGTGATGAAAGAGCCTGAACTTCAACGATATCTTCGATGAAACGGCTGTATTCGAAGTGCTTGTTCAAGAGAACCTGAACTTCGGTCTCTACATCAGCTTGGATGGTAACAGCGGTGTTAGCTGCTTTAGCGAAAGCAGAGCCACGGGTGGGAACTGGAATGTGAAGCGTATCGCCTTTCTTACCTTTCATGCTCATCTTGTTGATGAGGTTAGCCATCACAAGAGCTTTTTTGTAAGAGGCAACGATTTCGTCAGACCAAATCTCTGGGATGAATTTATCCGCATTGGTCTTGTTAACGATGGAGGAACTACCTCCAGGATAAGCTGCTGAAGCCATTTTAAGTACCTTTCAATTAAGTTTAACGAACCCTTCCTGAAGCGTATGCCTCCATAATCTCAGGCTGCATCTGCATATATCGCTCAGGGTCTGTAAGTTGGAGCCGAATAAGATCTGCTCGACGATAAATTTTATTGCTTGTTTCACCTGTACTGCTTGATGTAGATACTGTAGCTGCTCGTAACTGTTTAGAGTTCTCTTCTTTCATTTGAGCTGCTGCTTCTTTAACCGTATCTTGACGAACCTTTTTCAAGGCTTTAAAGTTACTAAGCAACTCATTAGCAGAATCAAAATCAAACTGTTGATCAGCCTGCATATACAATCGTTTACGTACTGGTGATTCATTAACCCAAGTAGCAAACTCAGGATCAGCGATCACTTGAGTGTAGTCTGCATGTGTTTGAGCTAACCTGTTTGCAGTCTGCATACGAGCCATTTGTGCAGCAGCTACTTGAGCTTGCTGTATTGCTGGATGCGTTGCTACTGCTTTATTTACAGCCTTAACAGGATCGGCAAAAAAATCAGCATCATCTTCAATGGCTGGTGCTGCTGCTTGCGGGGTAGTGATTTGCCTCTTGATCAGTTCATCAGCTAGCCTACGAACTTCACCAACCTCTTGAGCTTGACGACCAATGAGCTTCTCAGCCTCTTGGTACATCTTAATTAGATCGTCCATCGATTTACCCTTTAGTTTGTCAGGGATCTCTGGAGCCACTGCTTGCTGCTCTTCAGGTTGTTGCTGCTTTACTTCTTCAGCTTGAAATTCATCTTGCTGTACTTCTTCTTGATCAATAGAATCTACAAATTCAGCCATCTGCTTCTCCTAGTCGGGATAAACCCAATTGTTAGGAATTAAAAGGAATCTAAGTTATCCCTCGTAGTAGGACTTAGACTTTGCTACGTCCAATGCTTGTCTATGGTTACGTTCCCATTTAGCATAAGCACCAGGGAAATCTCCTGTGATGCCTTCTAGTTTGCTTCGTGGTGCTGCTAACTGTTTAACTGCATCGGTATGACACACCGGACATGTAACTTTCTCTATAGTACGATGTACTAAGTGTTCGCTGACATGACCAGCACTACATTTGAAATCAAATAAAATCATCTTTCTGTAAATCCTCATAGACTTTTTCTGATACTTCTTTCAGTGTCAGGAGCCAATCTAGGATATCAAGTTGACCTTTTCTGAAAAACAATACTTTCTCTGAATCTAGTGATCGTATGTCCGCATAAGACTCGTGCATCTTCTTTACATCATCGATAAGATCTTTCCATCCCTTAGATGAGACCATATCGAATCTAGATTCATAGTAACTTTGTAATTTAATATCCATTGTTGTTATTTTACCACACTTAAATTATTGCTGTAAAGCCTCTTGACTTAGTCAGTGAAGCGTGGTACAATGATTGTTTTAGGAGAGCCTATGAAATCATTACACTTTGCTAAGACTGACTTAAGTGCTGAAGAACGCTTACAACTTGTTTATGACTTAGTGCTTGAAGGAAAGTCAACCGAACAAATTAAGAAACAACTCGGTGATGTTTCAAGACAACGAGTACATCAGCTTATTAGCAAGTTAGTCTTAAATGGTAGGTTGGATGAGAGTCAACGTCCTCAAACACAACGACGACAGCTTCTTAGAAACAACTACAAAAGGAAGTGGGGACATTACCCTGAAGAAGCCTCTATACGAGAACAAGACTCTTATCAACTATTAAGAGAGAAGTTCAGACGTAAGAAGGCTTCTAACTACAAACATGAGTGGACAATCAGCTTTAACGACATTGTCTTTCCAACACATTGTCCGGTACTAGGTATCGAACTAGACTACTTTGCATCAGAAAGACAAGAAAACTCAGTTAGTTTTGATCGTATTGACTCATCTAAAGGGTATGTCAAAGGTAATGTTGTTATTATGTCTTGGAGAGCTAACCGCATTAAGAATGATGGTACTGCTGAAGAGCATCAAAAGATTGCTAACTTCTTAAATCAGTTCATTGCATCCTGACGGGTTTGTTCTCTGACGATATTGACCTTTGAATCAATGTCTTTTTCTTTTAACATCAATTCAGCGATCTTTACTCGACGTTCGAACTCCCTATTAGGGTCATCAATGTTCGTCGATGCTGCCTGAACAACATCAACCTTTAGCTTCTCAGGCATCAACTGAGCCTCTACAATGGCTTTCTGAGCCTCTGCTTGAGCTTTCTGTGCTCTAGCTTGCTTTTCCTGCACATCAGCCTGTGCTGTCGCTAATTGGATCTGTGCAGCCTGCTGTTGAACCTGCTGTGCTGCTGGATCAGGCTGTGACATCTGCATCAACTGCTGCATAATCATCTCTCTGTTGGGTAATGAAGAGTTTTCTACAACACTTTGCAGCAATAAAGGAAGTACAGGACTGTTTGGCCCTAATGTAGACATCAGTGCAATGATCTGAGACTGCTCAAACTCCCTAGCCATCATACCCATTGTACCTGTAGGTATAAACTTAAAGTCTTGGACAGGATAACGCTCAGGATCAAACTGCATATACCTCCATGCAGCCTTCTCTACAAAAGGAATAAGGAAATCATCCTGGAAGTTTGTCAGTGCTCTCTTGTTTTTCTTAATCAAAGAGGCTACAGCCATGGCTAAACCTGCTGAGGCAGCGTCTCCACCAGCAACTTGCCCAGGTAACGATGCTGAATCCAGTGTACCTGTAGCTTGTAGAAGCATCTTTTCGAACAATTGTGCTGTCTGGATGTTACCAGGATCAGTATTACCAAACTTTAGAGGCTGCAGAATCTCGTTAGGAGCACCATTGGTAAGGATTGTCTTACCAGGACGTACCTCAAACTTAGCACCACGAGGTAGTCTCGTAGCATCTATAGCCATCATAGGAGCTGTTGTAAGCCCTAAAGAGTCAACGTGACTACGAATCTGTGCATCCGTAGCCTTTTGCATGTTATAACCCTTCTCACCTGTCCCACGACCCCAGAAACGATTAGGAACAATGTCAGCTTGGTAGGCTACAACAGGTCTATCTTGCATCATGAATGGACTAACCTCTGCTTTTAACAGTGATTCTCCATTAGCAATGACCACTAGAGCCTCTACCAACTCTGAATACATCTCCTCATCAGGGCCAATCATTTGATCAGGATCATCAAGCAATGCTTTTGGTACTAAACCATAGTAACGAAGCAGTAGAACCTTGTCATCTTGGAAGTAAGTAATGTCTTGTGTTGGTTCTAAGTCTGTGTTTTCTGCTGCAGTACCGACATAAACCCTACGATAGACACCATCTTCCATGGCCTTAATGACTGAATGTCTTCCGACATACTCTTCAATAGCTACGCCTAAGGCTTCATCAACAGTGCTAGCGTTAGGATCAATAAGGAAGTTACGTGGATTGATAGGCTTTAGCTGTACAGAGATACGATTCGTAGATGATACACCTACCATACGTAGTCCAGGCACTGCAGAAGGCTGTGTTGCTGGTCTACTATCCTTTACTTCTCGGACAATCAACTCACCAATACCAGTGCCATAGACCTCTGCAAGGGTAACGATGTGAGTAATAGCCTTACGTACCTTATCTTTGTCAAAGTCTTCACGTAGCTGGTTTCTCATCAGTCCTACGTCTGTTTTGTCTTGATCCTGTAGATCATCAACAATGTCAAAGAACTGACCTTTACCGAATACTGCTTCAACAATCTCTGATGTCTTATTGTCAATGGCTTGCTGAAGGGCAGGGGATATCAGCTTAGATCTCTCAGAAGCTCTTGTCTTATCTCCTTCTTCGTAGATACCACGCCAAAGACGTTCATATTCATTCCAACGATCTAGATAGTTCTCATCACGGTGATTTCTCCAATCATCGCAATGCTGCATCACATAAGCTACAAGAGCATTCTGTGGTGTTGTATCTGAATCAAATTTCATAGTAAAGAATCCTATTAGTATCCTGCAACGTCATCCATGATCTCAAAATCTTCTTCATCCAATGATTGAGACCAACTTGCAGTTTGAATCTGGTCAATGTAACTTAAAGCATCAAGTAAATCATCATGAGTTTTACTGTCAGGGAACTGCATCAACTGATCAATAAATATGTTGTTCCAACTACCTTCATTAAAGGTAATACGACCATGCTCAAAGCGTCCTTGTAGAGACCAGACAATCCTATCTGTTTTCTTCTTATTACCATGTGTTAGTTCATCAATCCTAGGGAAGTATCCAGTACGTCTCATGATGTCGTGGATATAAGGCATCACTGCATTCTTCAGTGCTCCTTTCTCAATCCCTACCGTAATAACACCATAGTCTTTAGCAGTCTTTAGAATCTTCACTGCTGTTTCTCGGACATCCCATCTACCATGTAGAATGTCAGCAACCCACCATCCT